GTGTGTTTACAGAAGATTTGTTAATACTGATGTACCGTGTGAGATGCCTGTCGCTTTTTATACTGATCGACCAGAAAGCAAAGCTATTTTTTACGAAAATTGCTTAAAATTAGCTATCTTTTACGACAGTCTTGTGTTAGTTGAATACAATGACGATGGTTTTTTAAAATATTTTATTGAAAAAAAGATGACTAGGTATTTAAAAGAAAGACCTCGTTCTGCTGATTCTCCTTATTCTGTTGTAGCCAACAAGTATGGGGTTCATATGAAAACTCATCAGAAAAAACTAATAACAGAATTGATTGACGAATACATAAAAACGAGTTGGGAAGACATTTACTTCTTAAAACTTTTAATAGAGTTAACCGTTTATGGAACTAAGAACACAGATAGAGCAATGGCTTTTGGTATAGCCTTATTGCATGATATGGATAATTTGAGAAAAGTAACTCATAAAAAAGACAAAGAAGAAGAAAGAATGCATATACCACATTTTGCTAAAGATAGTTCAGGTAATATTATTTCTATACATAATAAAAATAACTCAAACCTAAATAATTCAAGCAGAAAAGCTACTTTTGATTATAACTTTGATGAAGAATAAATAATATGAAATTTTCAAAACAAAACATACCAGAATCTCAGAAAACTAAAGAATGGCATAATGGCTGTCTTGATGATATTTTAAAATATAACAAATCAAGTTCAAGTTATGCTGCTGAAAAAACAAAAGATTATGAAAACTATTTATTAGTTACGGGGCAGTTTGATAAAAAACAATTTAAATATGTTACAGACATGTATGGAATTACAGCTCCTGCTCGTTTTGTTAATTATCCTATCATAATGCCTAAGATTGATTTATTGGCTGGTGAGATAGTTTCTCAACCATTAAAGTGGTCAGTAAATGTTGTTAACAGAAATGCTATTAGAAGAAAAAACGAAAAGAAAATTCAAATGGCAGCAGAAGTAATTCTAAAGCCTATAAGAAGAGAAATAGAAAAAGCACTTGGTACTGAATTAAAAGATGAAGAAATTGGGGAAGAAGTTCCCGAAGATGTAGAACAATTTCAAAACAAAAGATTTAGAGACATTGTAGAAGAGCAAGTTCATGTTGGATTAAATTTCATATCACAAAAACAAAAACTAAAATCTGTTTTTAAAAGAGGTTTTTATGATTTAACAATTACAGGAAAAGAATTTTATAGAGTTACCGTAAAAAACAGAGACCCTTATATTGAAAGAATTGATCCTCGCTCTGTAATATATGATTTTGATTCTGACAAAGAGAACTTACAAGATTCTAAATTTGCAGGTCTTGATAATTGGTATACTGTTAATGAAATAGTAGACAGGTTTCAACTTTCAGGAAGTGTAGTTGATGAATTAGAAAAATTAGAAAAAATGGATTCTAATTCTATTAACGAATTAAATTCTGGCTACGATTGTTACATGAGTAGTAATTCTACAAATTTAAAAGTTCGTGTTGTTGATGTTGAATGGAAATCATTCAAAACAATGAAATATAAAGTAACTCCTAATAAATATGATAAGTCTATTGACTTTTATAAAATGGTCAAAGATGATTATAAAGGTAAAGATGGAGAAAAGGTTGTTACAAAAGTTATTTCTGATGTAAGGTATGCAATAAGAGCTGGTCATGAAATTCTTTTAGCTTGGGGGAGAAAACCAAACATTGTTAGACATGAAGATAATTATGCTAATTGTAAATTAGGTTTTTTTGGAATTATTAAAAACAGTTTTAATTCTCAAACACTATCTGTAGTTGATTCTCTTAAAAACATTCAAATACTTTATAATCTTGTTATGTATCAAGTTGATTTAGCAATGGCAAGATCAGGAGGTAAAGCTTTAGTTTATGATGTTTCTCAAAAACCTAAAAACGTACCATTAGAAGATGTAATGTATCATGCAAAAAACTCTGGACTTGTTATTATAAACAGTAGATCAGAAGGAATGCAAGGAAGTTCTTTTAATCAATTTCAACAAATTGATTTAACATTATCTCAATCTATTGGTCAATTAATTAATTTAAAAGTAATGCTTGAGCAGACAGCTGATCAGTTAACAGGTATTACTGCTTCTCGGTCTGGTATAAGCAAATCAAGTGACGCTGTTGGTGTAAATGAAAGGAGTGTTATGCAGTCTACGTTGATTACTGCACCATTGTTCGATTTACATTATGATATAATCGGAGATGTAATGAACGAGGCTGCTAACTTGTTTAGGTATTGTTGGTCAGAGGAAAACAGAATGATAAATGTTTTTGGAGATATGGGATTTGAAACATTCAAATGGGATAAATCTTCAGCATTAGACGAATATGGAATTTTTGTAGAAAACTCTTCAAAAGAGCTACAAAGAAAACAATCTATGTTCTCTTTAATGGATAGAATGGCTTCTACAGGAAGTCTTGATCCAATTTCAAGTATTAAAGCTATGAACGCTGAATCAGCTTCTGAAGTTGAATCTATACTTGTTAAAGGAATGAAAACTATGCAAGAAATGCAACAACAACAAAGTCAACAGCAAAGTGAAATTGCTCAACAAGCAAATGAAATAAATCAACAAAAAATAAATGTTCCAATTGAAGTTGCTAAAATTAAAGCAGAAGCTGACATAAGAACTACTGCTATGAAATTAGAAGGAGAAGAAAATATAAATTCTTTTAATTCTGAAAGAGCAGAAGATATGCAGTCTGTAGAGTCTCAATCAAAATTAGATCAACAAATGTTGGCAGATTCAAATAAAGAAACTCAGATGATGAACGATCAGTCAGAACAATTAAATGAAGAATCAAATGAAGTAAATCAATAATTGTTATAATAATTAATTAAATTTAGACATGAGTATAGAAGAAAAAGAAAAAGAAAACGGACTAAGCGAAGAAAACAAAGGAGATATTTTTGATTTCAGTGCTTTCGCAGAACCAGTAAAAACTTTAGAAGTAAAAGAAGAAAAAGCTCCTGAAAGAGAAAAACAGGTTGAAACAGAAAAAAGTAATGATGGCGAAAATACTAATTCTTTTAGTGATAGTGATAAGTCAGATAGAAGCGACAATAATTTTATTTGGGGTGATACTATTCCTGACCGAAATAGCAATAGTTTTAATCAGAATGAAACAAAAACTGAAAACGCTAACGAAACAATTAAAACAGAAGAGAGTAAAGAAGTTAATAAAGAAGTAGATAATAAAGAAATTTCTATTTCAGAAGATCAATTTAGTTATGTAGCTAATGAGTTAAATTTAAAAGCAAAAAACATAAACGAATTAAAAGAATCATTAACTGATATTGTTAATGAAAATAAAAGATTAAAAGAAAACTACCCGAAAACTAATGAAAAAATTGGAAATTACAAAAAACTTCTTAATTTAGAAGATAAAGATTTAGTAACCGAAAATTTAAAGGTTGATGGGTTTGAAGGAAAAGAATTAGAAAATGCTATTGAAAGATATTTAGATAACGATATTTTAGATATAGAAGCCAAAAAAATACGCAACACCTTAAACAGTGCTATTGACTTTGAGAAAAAAGAGTTAATTAACGCCGAAGCTAATGAAATTGCAAAGCAAAATCAAGAGCGAGAAGATGGTATAAGGGAATTAAATTCTTATTTAGGTTCAACGGACCAAATGTTTGGGTTTAAGATGGCAACTTCTGACAAAGTGGACAATGTTCGAAAAGATCATGAAGAATACATCACAAGCGGAAATTACTTAAATGAAATCACTTCGAGTTCTTCATCATTAGCTGAATCAGCTTGGTTATGGAGAAACAGAGAAACTATTTTAAAAGCTATGAGAAATCAAGGCTTTAATAGTGGTCGTGCTGATATCATTAAAGAAATTGGCAATCCTGACGCAAATGCAGGAACAAGAACATTTGCAGACCCGAGTACAGGAGAGGGATTTGATCCTGGAAAATTTGGAATAAGAAATAAATAATTATTAATTTTTAATAAAAAAAAATATGCAGTTTCACAAAGGAACATACGGAAAAGAAACTATTGAAGCGAATTCTTTAGTTCAAAATCTTTAGAAATACCCAGAGATTTCAAAAACATTAATCAGACAATACCCTCAGTATTCTCTTAACTATTTTGTAGATGGAACTTCTCGTTTTGCTAAAGAAGACTTAATTGGAGACAATTCATTCAAGTGGGCAATCTTAGGAAGATTGAACAGACCTTCAACTTTAACAGGTGGTGGTGCAGGAAGTGGTGTAGGAATTGGAACATTTACTTTTGAAACAGAAGAAAACTATTTAAATCCTAACGATGTAGTTAAGTTTAAAGATGGTACTCAAGCAATTATTTTAGGTGAGCCAGTATCATCTGCTCTTGGTTATACATTTTCTGCAAAACTTCAAACTAATGATGTTACTAAAGTTTTAGCAGCAGGAAACATAGGAATAGGATTGACTGTTAACACAGCAGGTAACGCATTTCCTGAAGGATCAGAAAGAGGTTATGAAAACCATGTTTACCCAGATTGGTATGTAAACTATTTAGGAACATCAAGAAAGGCAAAATCTATTACAGGTTCAGCTTTAACTGATATTACTTGGATTGAAAACAACGGACAAAGACTTTGGTTTTTTACAGATCAAAAGTTAATGGAAGAAGAGTTTTTATATCAAAGAGAACTTTCTGATTGGTATGACGAATCAACAATGGATGCTAATGGTAATCCAATGGTTTTTGGAACTGATGGAAAAGCTATTATTAAAGGAGATGGTGTTCTTAAACAAATTGATGCTGCAAACGTAGATACTTACAATGGAGCGTTAAGTGAAGAAAGAATTACTGATTTCTTAGCACAATTGGCTTTAAGTACAGGTTCTATTTCTTCTCATTGGATGGTTTTTACTGGTACTGCTGGTAGAGTTGCTTTTCATAGAGCTATGAAAGAATTAGTTTACCCAAGTGGTAACTTAGTATATGATGCTAAAGTTGGAATGGAAATGGAAATAGGTGTTAATTTTACGACTTACAATGCTTTAGGTCATAGATTAACATTGGTTCACAATCCATTATTTGATGATAAAAACATACACACTGATATTGATCCTGCAACTGGTTATCCAAAAGAATCTTTCAGAATGGTGTTTTTAGATTTTGGTTCAACTGATGGTGTATCAAATGTAGAAAGAAAAATTAAAGGAGCAGGTGGAATTGACCGTTCTATGATTGTTAAGTATATCCCAGGAATGGTAGATCCTTTCGATCAAGGTTCAATGAAAGCTGCAAATTCAAGAGATGCTTTTACTTGTGAGATTCTTTCTGAATCTTGTATGGTAGTTAGAAATCCTCTTTCTTGTGGACAATTAATTTTTGCATAAAAAAAACAAATTTAAGAGAAAAAGAAAATGACTTATACAAAAGCAGAAGTGAAAGACTTGACAAAAGGAGTAGATTCATCAGGTATAGTAGAAGTGCGTTTGGTTGACCCCAAACGTACTGGTACTATAACAGTTAGAGGATTTAACGAAATTGATAAATACGGTTCTCATAAATGGAGAGAGTTAGTTGATGGAAATGGAGTAATTAGGGTAGTTAAAATTCAAAGAAAAAGAAGTTTAAATCTTAGTTCCGACAATGACAGAATACTTTATGCTCACTTACAAAAACACACACATTTTGTAAACGGTCCAAGACCTTTATTAAAACTTGTGAATGTTGAAGAACAAGCTAAAGATTTTATCTCTCATAGAGAAATTAAAACTGAAGCTGAATCATTAGTTAAAAACTTTAGTGATGAAAAACTAAAAGATTTAGCAAGAGTATTGACTATTAATGTTAGAAGAAATTCAAGCATTACTGTATTAAAAAGAGAGCTTTATAATTTTATAGATTTACATGATAACAAAGCTCAAATGTCTAATGCAGAAAAGTTAGTAAACGAAGTTAACTCTGAAGATTATGAAACTAAAGTGTTACTAAGAAAAGCGATGTCAGAAGATATTATTAAAGAATCTTTGAATCGTTTAATGTTTGGCACAATTAGTTTAGGTACTTCTTTTAGTTCAGCAGTTCAATGGGCAAGGAATAATAAAGATTTATTAGCAGAAATTGAGACAAGTTTAAAAAACAAAAAATAAGATGAATATAGTTGAAATGCATACCTTATGTGATTTGCTTATAGATAAAGCAAATGCTCCTTGGTTTTCCTCTCAAGAAAAAGATGATTTTATTAATTTAGCTCAAGCTGAATATGTAGATAAAAACTATAGACTTTTTGAAAAAGATGAAGAAGTTAGAGCAAAGCTTAATAATCTAGTTCGCAGTATTGCATTAGGTACAACTCAACAAATAGTGTTATCGGTTATAACTGATTTTCGTTATGCTCTTAGATTAAAAGGAACAGCCCCCAACAAGTGTGGCAGATTAATAAGCCAACCTATTGTACCAGTGCAATGGGATGATGAAGCTGAAAATCAACTAGATCCATTTAACAAAGCAACAGATCAGAATATGGGTTATACCCAAGAAAATGTGGTAAGTATCGGAAATGTGTTTAACATATTATCCGATACTATTCCTACTCTTGTTTCTTTAGTTTATTTAAAAACTCCAATTAATGTTCTTAATGATGTTGTTACTCCTGCAAATAATATTTCCTGTGAATTAGCACCTTCATCGCATGAAGAAATTGTTAATTTAGCAGTTAGAAAAATGTTAGGTACTGTTGAAAATCAAACTCAATATCAAGTTCAAGCCAATGAAATAGTAAGTCAAAATCAAAATCAATAATTTTGTTAAAAAACAATTAAATAAATATAAAAATAATTTTAAAATAAATTAAAATGAGAAACGAAATCGCAGTTGTAAACAACACAGCAAATTATACACCAGCTCTTGCAAATGGAAATGTAGAATTGTCTCAAGGCTTTTCAGTTCCTGTAGGATTCTTAAAAGGAGCAAACGTAGTAAACGTAGTACACGCAGTTGGTACAGGAAGTGCTGTAATAATTACATTTGGAGGAACTTTTGGTATAGGTGATACTGCTAAAATAGTAATTGAATCTAATTTAACTAGCAGACAAAAATTTGTTAAAGCTTATACTGTTACAATTACTTCTGATTTAATTGGAGCAGGAGCAAGTGCAGGTGCAATAGCAATAGCAACTAGAACAAATGTAGCTAATGCTTTTAAAAATAAATTTTTAAGAGAAATTAATGCAGGACTATTAGATTATCCAATATCTACAGCAGTAGTTTCTGGTGCTGCAAATAATGTACTTACAATTACTCAAAAAGGTAAAGCTCAAGCAGGTATTTCAGGTAGTGGTTATTCAGATGGTGCTGGAACTTTAGTTAAAACTTCAGTAGCTTTTGTACCTTCTAATGGTACTGCTGCTGATCTTAAATTAAAAGGTATTAAAGCTTCAGATATAACTTCTGCTTCTTATGATACTGTAAAAATTGATTTAAGTATTGATGCTGCTATTCCTTTTATTGATTCAAAAGGAGTAATAGTAAAAGAACTTTATTTATTTGTTGTAGCAGGAAGAGGTGGAGCTACTAAAATTGCAATAGATGCGTTTTAATAATGAATAATAACAAATTAAAAGCCTGTGTACTATCACAGGCTTTTTTTTATTAAATTTATAATATGGCAACATTTAATCAATTAGCTTATAACATTAGAAATATAGCCAATAGAGGTCAAGGAAATTCAGATGACGAAAGACTAAAGATTAGTCAAGTTAAATTTTGGATTCAATATTATAGGTCTGAAGGAATTAATCAATTTACAGATTACGGAAAAGACATTAATCCACAGTTAATTCAAGACCTCGGTATTATTCCTTTAATAGAAGTTGATAAAACTGATTCTAATTGTCCTAATGTAACTTGGGGTTGTAAAATTAAAAAAGTTGTTTTGCCAAAGTTTGTTGGATTTCCAAAAGGAAGAGCTGTTTCTTTTTTAGGAAAAATAGATAAAATAACTCCATTTATAAAAGGAGATGCTGACACTGAATATTTTAAATCTGAAACTAGATTTGGTAAAATAATGTCAAGAGGACATATTATTGGTCAAAATTATTATTTAGAATTATCAAAAAATGATGCTGACCTTAAATACATTAATGTTCGTGGTGTTTTTGAAGATCCTACTTCTATAAATACTTATGCTAAAACAGGTTGTGAACCAAAATGTTTTGACGATGAAACAGATGAATACCCATTACCGTTAAATATGTATGTATATGTTTTAACTAACATATTACAAAAAGAACTAGCATATAGCGAACAAGCTGTTAATGATGAATTAAACGATGCAAGAGAGGGTTATGCAAAAATGGGATAACAAAGGAAGAGTTAATTTATTTGGTATTTATTGTTCTGCAATAGATCAAATAAAAAAAGATTTATCAAACAAACCTCACTTAAAAAAAAGAACAATTACTTATAGAGAGTTTTATTTAATAATTTCTATTTACTTTACTGAAATATTTAATATTGTTCTTTCAGGATTAAAATATAATTTATTTAATAGATTTGGTTCTATTAGAATAGTTAAAACTAAATTAAACAGATATAAACCTATATATTACAAACCAACAGATACAAACGAAAATTACACTAAAGGATATTGGCATTTTATTTTTTTTGATGCGCCTAAAAAATGGCGAAAACATAATTTTGTTTTTAGTAGAAAATACAAGGGATTAATGATGAATAAAATTAATTCGGGTTTTGAGTTCCCAGACTTTACTCAAGAGGGTAATAAAGGTTTTATTTATAAAGTAAAATAAAAATGGAAGGAAACAAAATATCAATTAAAAGAATTATAGGTAATGTTATTGGTAATTTACAAATAAAAAATGTTAATTCTTGCATAGATGATTTTGCAAGATGGGCATTAGAAGCTGAAAACTTTATAGGAACTTCAAATAGCTATGTGCATAAAGAATGTTTAATAAAATTTAAAGGAATGAAAGCATGTATTCCTGATGATGTAATCTACATAAATGCATTAAAATACAATAATTATCAAATTGAACTTACCAATAAAAACTTCACTATGTTTGATAAAGGAGCTTCTAACGGAGGTTCTAAACACTTGGCTACTGTTTCTTCAGCTAAATTAAATACTGGCGTTACATCTCAATCTAACGTCAATGATTTAAACAACAATGTAGTCTTCTCTATTAAAAATAGATATATATACATAAATTCAAAATCTATTGAAGAAATTGGTATCTCTTACGAAGGTATTGCTTTAGACGAAAATGGATGGCCTGAGATTTCGGAAAGCCACGAACAAGCAGTTCAACAATATTTAATGTGGCAGTATAAAGTTGCTGAGTATGTAAATGGAAAAATACCTCAACATGTTTATGCTACTCTTGAGCGTAGGTGGTATGAGTTGTGTGCTCAAGCAAGAGGAGATGACGAATTACCTTCTCAATCGGAAATGGAATATTTAGGTAACATGATGAATCAGTTAATGCCTTTACCAAATAAAAAATTCTTCTAATGACAAAAATTAGCAAAAACATATTTAGTAAGGGTCTTAGCAAAGATTACGATTCTTCAAATGTGTCTGCATATTCAATGATTGATAACATTAACGGTAGATTAATGTTTAATGATAAAGGAACTTTAGATTGGGTTGAAGATAATGGAAATAAAATTTCCTTTACTATAAGTGCTAATAACGGTACCGATCCTAATCCATACAATCCAATTGGTTATACGGGAGATGGAAACATTAAAGTTATTTTTTCTGTTTCTACAGTAGAAACAACTCCTGGTTCTGGATTGTTTTTTTCAGAAATAGGTATAATTGGTACTGATTCTGAAGGTAATGGAACTTATGCAACTTTGTTTAATGATTCTTCTGATCCTGACCTTTTAAATTTTAATTCTATTAATCAAATATGTGCTAGATTTTTATATGAAAATGATAAAATAATTAGAGTGTTTTGGGTTGATGGTGTTAAAACAACAGTTCCTAAATCAAATCCACCAAGAGTTTTTACTTTTAAATTTAATAATAATTTTAATAGAAATGTTGTCACTGCTTATACTCCTGTTAGTTCTTCGGTACATAGTATTAATAGTCAAGCGGACTTTTTTCCAGGAATAATTAAGTTTGTTCAAACTATATCAGGAAATCTTCTTACAGGTGTTTATCAATACTCATACAGGTTAATTACTATTGATGGTTATGCTACTCCTTGGATAACTCCTACAAGAAAATTCTTTGTTACTTCTGATTCTGTAAGTAATACAAATTGGAATGTATATGAAATGGAAGGTAGTGGAGTAAATTCTGGTAAAGGAAATGAAATTCAAATAAAAGGAATTGATCAAAGATATTACCGTATTCAAGTTGCATATTTATTTTCAGAGTCTAATGCACAAATAAAAGAATCAGGTACTTTTATTGATGTATTAATTGATAAAACTACTGGTGGAAATATAGAATCTTTTAATCATGTTGCTAATAATGGAGTTCCTGTTGCAGTTGACGAAATTGCAGGAAGATTTCAAGGAATAGCAGGAGCTAAAACTTTAGACATAAAAGATTCTACTTTGTATTATGGTAATCTAAACGAAAATGTACTTGAAGTAACAAATGCTGAAATAGAAAATGTTTTAGCAAACCTTACTATAGTTCCTACTTTTAGAGATATGACTTCTGACACAAATTCTCTAGGTCCAAGTACTCCGCCAATAACTCATCAAAATTTATATAATAATAGCACTATTCAAAAAAGAATGTTTTCAGGTTCTTTTGAAGATTATAATCTTAACAATGATTATTCTAATTACAAAGGAACTCAAGTTGAGAATTTGTTTACTGGTTATTTTAGAGGAGAAACTTATAGATTTGCAATTGTTTTTTACGATAAACTAGGTTATCCATATTTTGCTTTTCATTTAGCTGATTTTAAATTTCCAGAACAACATAGTACAGATTACACATATGAAAGATTAAAACTTGATGGAAGTGTAGTTAATGTTTCAGCATCTTTATCTCAACCTGCTTGCCCAACTAATGATTATTTGTATGCTCCAATAACAAGTGATCCTATTGTTTTAAACGATCCTTTTCATGTTGCTAGTTATTCTCATTTAAGAATAATGGGAATTGACGTTAGTGGTATTGACATATCGGGAATTAAAGATAAAATTAGTGGGTTTTCTATAGTTCGTACTGACAGAGATGTTACAATTATTAATCAAGGTATATTGTTACCTGCTGTTATTGATGCTGATGTAAGTTCTAGAACAAATCCTCTTCCTGTTGCTCATCAAGGTTTTGCTAATGTTGGTGGTGTTCTAACATTACTTGGAGTTGTAAATCAAAGTGGAAATGATGGATATAAAATAAGACCTAATCAATCTTTGTTTTATTCTCCTGAAAATGATTTTGATATATCTACTATTCCTGTTGTTCAAACGCCAGATAGATTAAAAATAGTAGGTTCTTGTTATAAACAACCATCACAAGTAGGAACAGTAAGTGGTTATAATAACGGTATTCATCATACTTATGCTGATACAAATGCTTCAAATCCTACAGATCATAAATGGAAATCTCCTCAAATAATAAGTAAATGGTATAGGTCTTTAAATCTTTATCATAATAGTATAAGTAACTCTACTATACCTCAATATGGAGCTACTGCTAGTATAGCATATCAAAAAATTCTTGGATTAGCTGAACAAGCTCCTAATTATGAACTTGGGCTTGATTTTCATAATAGTGCTTCTTATGATACTGCTAATTGGCCAAATGTTGAAGGTTTTGGAGATAGTGGAGACCCTTATGATATGTGGGGTAAAAACACTATTTTATATAAACATACTAATTTTGGAATATCTTCTGCTTGTAGATTTAACTACAATTCTACTTCAAGTTTAAATCAAGACACTCAAGCAGGTTCTTTAATTGCAAATTATATAAGACCAAATTTAAACCCATATGGAGGTGTAAATCCAAGTGCTCTTCAATTGTCTATTTTTTATTCTACAGGACATTTTCAACCAGTTGGAAATCCAACTTTTACTTCTGCTACTAACGATATTTACAATAATATAGAAGTTTATGGTGGAGATTGTTATTTAGATTATTTAGGTTTTCTAAGAATGTATGGTAGGTATAAAAATCCTAACGAAGACGTTTCTTATTCTGTTGTTTTTCCATATGAATGTATTATTAATCATTCTTTAAGACAAGCGTCTTCTGTTCAAAATCCAATATATACAGATGTAGGTGCAAGACCTCAATATGAATTTAGTAACCCTGGAAGTACTGCTTTTATTAACGGAATTTTTATAGCTAATAGTGGAGGTTCTAAATTACTTGAAGAGTTTAACTATAATGATGTTCTTACGTTTAATGAACTAAATAATTTTTTTAATAGTCAACCAATCGGTTTCCAAAACAACAACGAGTTTCCCGTAAGATGGAGGCATACATTGAATAAATTCTACGGAGACCCAATAGATTCATGGAGACAATTTGAAATAGATAGCTTTAAAGACGTTAATGGTCAGCATGGTCAAATAACATCTTCATCTTTTTTGTTTGGTGGAATTTATTCTTTTCAAGAAACTGCTTTTGGAAAACTTAGAACTTTTGATCGTGCAGCACTTGAAAGTGAAAACACTACATCTTTAACAACAGGTGTTGGTCCTGCTTTGGATGGAGTTGATTATATATCTAGTAAATCAGGGAATCAACATCAATGGTCTTTAGTAAACACAGGTAAAGCACTTTATTGGATAGACGTTTTTAATGGTAAGTCTATGAGGTTTGGTCAAGATGGAACAACTTATTTGTCAGACACTAATTCAATGCATACTTTTTTCCAAAAACAATCTAAGTTCTTTTTAAATAAAGATAATCCATCTAATTTAGATGGGATTCTAGGTTCTTGGGATTCTAAAAATAGAGAAGTTCTTTTTACTTTTAAAAGAGACGAATATCTTGTTAGGTCAAACATATTTGTAATAAAGTCTGATGTTTTAACTGATGTTGACTATTACGAAAATAATGAAACTGTTTTTGTTAATTGGACAGGAACTAATCTTCCTACAAGTGGTTTACATCTTCCTTCTGGAAATTCTCAAAACGGAAACAATTATAATACTTTGCAATACGTTTCTTTAAAAGTTGGGTCTAATCCAATGTATGTTTCACAAATTAATGGTACAACAATAACAACTTTAGTTCAAATTGTAGCAGGTCAAAACTACTTATTTTCAAGACCGACAGAATTTGATAATTGGGAATTTGTTCAAATTAATAAAAGTAAAATAACTCCTTTTAGATCAACTGTTGTTTATTCGGAATACATTTCTGCATTTACTCAATTTCATTCTTTTAAACCTAAATTTTCTATTTCTCATAATAAATTTTTATTAACACAAGACTCTGATATTACACAAAGAATTTTTTACGTTCATGGAAAAAACCCTTTAATGGCTAATTATTATGGTTTAAATTATAAAACTTCTATAGAAGTTGCTGTAAACGATGGAAGTGAATTTTCTAAACTTTTTGATAATTTAAGAGTAGCAATAAATACTATTGGAACTACAACTATGGATAAATTTATATTTTCTACTCAAAAACAAGATAGATTTTATAATGTTCAAGGAGATGGAAGAGTTAAGTTTTTAGAAGATAATTTAAGATTACCAATAAGAAGACAAGATCAATCTGACAGAATGAGGGGAAGATTTCTAAATATGATATTAGAGTTTGGTAACAACTCTAATAAGTCAGTAAAAATTGATAACTTCATAAATCATTATAGAGTTTCTAATAGAAAATAATTATGGCAATATTTAACGATACAAGAGAACTTTCAACACAAAAACGTCATGTTGGTATGAATCGAATGACTGGCTTTAGAAAACAAGTAGCAGCATTAGCGGGATATAAAGATGACGGAACAAAAAATTGGTGGGGAAAAATAGGAGGTACAAAATATCTTGGAACAGGAATAGTAGGTGAATCAATTCAAAGAGGTGTTGGTCAATGGGCTTCTAAAGGAAGTGATGCTAACCAAGTTTTTAAAGAAACTAATGATGAATTTTTTCAATCAAAATTGGCTGAAGTAAACATGAATCTTGAAGGAGCAAAACTTGCTGCTAAAATTGCTGGTGGTGTTCCAGAAGGAGGTGATGTAGCAGGAGGTAATGTAGGAACAGGTGATGTTTCAACAATGAGTGATGGAGCAGAAGGAGGTAGTGGTATTGGTACAGAAGGTATGAGTGGATCAGAAAGTTCAATCAGTACTGAAAATTTAAATAATTATCTAGGAAAAAAAGGTAGAGATCTTATTGAAGATCAAATTAATAAAACATCAGAAAAGTTATCAGGTAATAAAACAGATAAAGAATTAGTTAAAGATTTAACTGAAGAAGAGGAAGAAGATGGGGTTACTGATGTTGATGAAGAAGCTCTTAAAAAGAAAAATAAATTTACAAAATCTAATGAAAAATTTAAAAAATTCACAGATAAAATTCCTGCTGCTGGTAAGTTTTTATCTACAATGTCTCAATACAGAACATCATATTTAAATTTAGAGAATGAAGCTGATAGAATTTCATCTAATTTAAAAAGAAAAACTGCAAAAGAAAATGAATTTAATTATTTGTAAACAAAAAAGATATGTCTAAAGGATTAACTGATGCTCAAATTGAAAAATTAGCAGATAGAATAATTAAATTTGAAACAAAAAAAGGAAGTTTTCAAGGAGATAGCCTTACTATAAAAAAATTTACAGAAGGTAACCCATACACTGATAATAAAATAGAAACAAGAGAAGACTTAATTGGATTAATAAAAGATTATTATATACCTGCTGTTAAAAAAGATTTAGGAAAAGAAAATTTTAACAAATTAGATACAAGTATTATATACGAATTAGCAGATTGGAATTTTAATAGTGGTAGATCGGCAACAGATGTGTTAGCTTACGCAGCAGGAGATATAACTTTAGACAAATGGAACGGTACAGGAAAGAACCCTTTACCTAAAAACTTTGACAAAATAACGTTAAAACAAGTTGAAGCTGCTAAACACGATGGTTATAAAACTGATGGTAAAAACACTGCAACAGGAAAAAGGTATACTATAGAAGAACCAAACCCTG